TAACGTTGAAAAGGCTATGAGAGTTTTAAAAAAGAAACTCCAAAAAGATGGTCTTTTTAAAGAGTTACGTATGCGTCAATATTATGAAAAGCCTTCCACAAAAAAACAAAGAAAAAAGAAGGAAATGATTCGTAATTGGAAGAAGAAGCAAAAGCTTAAAGAATTAAGAGATTTATAGTTTTTCTACGCCTTGTTTGATGTATATATATTATAGTTAAGGCAATTCATAAGACCTTAACAGCGTAGAAAGGGGTACCGACCGACACCCATTATCAAAGAATAATAAAGTCGGCGTCGCTAGGGGGGTGCTAAGGCACCCCCTGATTATAATGGCTTGTAATCTTATAAATAATGATTATATACCATTTAGAGAGTGCCATTGTGGGCTCTCGGAAACGATAACTTTGCTTAATAAAAGGAGGTTAATTATGACCAATAGAGCATTATCAATTTTTAATAAATTAAGACCATTATCCGTAGGATTTGATGACGTGTTTGACCATTTTGGGTCAATGTTTGATGACGATTTTATCAACGATATACAACCGTCTTATCCACCATACAATATAGTTAAGTCTGGTAAGAACACTTACGATATTGAAGTAGCATTAGCTGGCTTCAATAAGAAAGACATTAATGTATTGGTAGAAAACGGTATGTTAACTATCGAGTCTAAAGTTAAGTCTGTAGTCAACGATTCAGTTGGTGCTGACGCTAAAAAAGACGAGAAGATGGTACATAAAGGTATTTCAAAAAGATACTTTAAAAGAGCTTTCACAATCGCTAATGATGTAAAAGTCAAAGGTGCAGAGCTGAAAGATGGTCTTTTAAAAGTTTCTATGGAAAAGATAATTCCAGAAGAAATGAAACTTAAAACTATAGACGTTAAGTAATTAACCCTATATTAAAATTAAGGCGGAGACTTGACTCTCCGCCTTTTTTACGTTATAATGGCTAGTGAGTGGTAGGGGAAGCTAGCGTGGACCCTACTGCTCCCTAGGAGACTTGACAATATTGGTAGGAAATGTTATTATAATAATTGCGGACATAGTATAAAAGAATTATGCGAGGTTACCAACTTCGAGACCTTGGGGCAGTACCAAGTGTCCGCTCCAAAAAGAGGAAATTATGATTGGAAAAAAACTACCAAGTGTGGTATTTAAAGTTAGAGAATTAGGTAAGTGGAAAAACGTTACTACAGAAGATTACTTTGATGGTAAAAAAGTAGTAGTGTTCTCATTGCCTGGTGCTTTTACTCCAACTTGTTCAACAAAACAACTACCTGAATTTGAAAGACTCTATGACGAGTTTATCACTAAAGGTTGTAATGATGTTTATTGTATATCAGTAAACGATTCGTTTGTGATGAATGCTTGGGCTGAAGACCAACAAATTAATAATGTTAAGATGATACCAGATGGTTCTGGTTGGTTTACTAGACGTATGGGTATGTTAATAAACAAAACACACCTAGGGTTTGGTATGCGTTCTTGGCGTTATGCAATGGTTGTAAATGATGGAGTGGTTGAGCAATGGTTCGAAGAGCCTGGTATTAATGACCAAGGTATAGACGGAGACCCATATGTTGAAACTCTACCAGATAAAATACTTGAAACTTTAAAACATAAACTACACTAACCAGTATTGACATTATATGCTTTCTGATATATAATGTCCTTATATTATTAATTATTATGGAGAAATTGAAATGAACCTAACAACAGATACACTTTCGATACTAAAAAACTTTTCTGAAATAAACCAGAACATTTTAGTAAAACCTGGAAAGAAACTATCTACAATTTCAACAATGAAAAATATATTGGCAGAAGCTGATATATCTGAATCGTTTGATTCTGAATTTGCAATATATGACTTACCTGAATTTTTAAGAGCAGTTGAGTTATTTGAAAGTCCAGATTTAAAATTTAATTCAGGTTCAAATGTTGCTATTGGCGATGGTAAATCCAGACAACAAGTTAAATATTTCTTTGCTGACAAATCAGTAATAGTGGCGCCAAGCAAAACTATTAATATGCCAGATAAAGAAGTAGCATTTAAACTTACAAAAGCTGACTTTGAAAAAGTTAGAAAAGGTTATACTACATTAAATCTACCAGACATTGCAGTTAAAGGTGATGGTAAGAAAATTAGTATAGTCGCAACAGATAAAAAGAATAAGTCATCAAACACTTATGCTGTAAATCTAGGAGAAACAACTAAATCATTTACTGCTTACTTTAAAGCAGAAAACTTTAAAATGTTTCCTGATGATTATGATGTTGCAATTTCTAAACAGAAGATAAGTCATTTTGTTAATCGCAATAGACCTATACAATATTGGATAGCATTAGAACCAGATTCCGAATTTTAAGGAGGTTCTAAATGTCCGATTACTTATGGGTTGAAAAATACCGACCAAGAGCAATACGTGATTGTATTCTCACAGCAGATTTAAAAGAAACTTTTTTAAATTTTCTAAAACAAAAAGAAATCCCAAATCTTTTATTATCAGGTACAGCAGGTACAGGTAAGACTACCGTAGCTCGTGCTTTATGTGAAGAACTAGGCGCTGATTACATTATTATTAATGGTTCAGATGAAGGTAGACACATAGATACTTTAAGAAATAAGATTAAGAATTTTGCGTCAACCGTATCCCTAACGGAAGACTCTAATCATAAAGTTGTAATTGTAGATGAAGCAGATTATATGAATGCTGATAGTGTTCAGCCTGCTTTAAGAAATTTTATAGAAACATTTTATAATAATTGTAGATTTATATTTACTTGCAATTACAAAAACAAAATCATACCAGCACTCCATAGTAGATGTACCGTGATTGATTTTAAGATCGCTAATGGTCAAAAAGTCAAAACGGCTACAGCGTTTATGCTTCGATTAATTAAACTATTAGAAGAAGAGAAGATTGGTTATGATAAGAAGGTACTTGCTGAACTAGTACAAAAATTTTATCCAGATTTTAGAAGAACTATTAATGAACTTCAACGGTATTCTGTTAGAGGTAAGATAGATAGTGGTATATTATTCAGTTTATCTGAAGCAAACAATAAAGAATTAATTGCTATGCTTAAAGATAAAAAATTTAATGATATGCGTAAATGGGTTGTTCAGAATTTAGATAAAGATCCATCAACATTATTTACAGGATTATATGATGTTCTTTATAAGTATCTGGAACCAAAATCAATACCACAGGCAGTTTTAATTATTGCAGGTTACCAATACAAGGCAGCTTTTGTTGCAGACCAAGAAATTAATATGGTTGCTTGTCTAACTGAAATAATGGCAAATTGTAAATTCAAATGAAATATATGTTAATGTTGTATGTATTTTTATTAATGTATATAATATTTGTAGTGTATATGACTTTTAATAATCCTAATTTTTTTGGAGCATTTAATTAATGACAATAGAAATACATAATATATTTCCATTAGCAGTAATGGAATTTAGGATTTTATGCTCACCTAATGACCATATTACGGAGAAATTAGAAGCATATAAACCATCAATGAAAGATCACCCTTTATTAGAAGGTGGTGGTAAGAGTACATATAATCCATATGATAGTATATTAGATAAACCAGAATTCGCCGAATTGAGGAGAGAATTTGAACAGCGTTTAAAAGAATACGGAAAGTTATTAGGGTTAAGAGAATTTGAAATGATTAATAGTTGGTTTAGTATTATGGAAAAAGATACAAGTTTAAAAATGCATAGACACCAAGCAAGTCTTATTAGTGGTGCTTATTATCCAAAATGTCCTGAAGGTTCAGTAGGTTTAACTTTTAAAAATCCTTTGCAACCTTATAAGATGTGTGAACTCTATAGTGAGGTTACAGGATACAATGCTATGGAAGCAATACTACCAGCAAAAGAAGGACATTTATATCTATTTCCAAGTTGGTTAGAACACGGCACAAAAACAAATACTACAGATGAAAGGTATGTAATTAGTTTTAATACAATGCATTTTGGAGTAAGTGGACATAATAAAGAATGGAAACAATCGAGCTAAGAATAGCAAATGACAATCAATCCAAAGAGTACATTAAAGAGACTATATCAAAGTATCATAGTTACGTACCAACAACAGCCTCCGTTGGTCGGAGAGTGGATTGGGTTGTGTTTTATCAAGATAAACCAGTTGGTATGATAGGAATTGGTTCCTCCGTCTATCCACCACCAAAGGATATTCTTAAATATGTTGGTATGGATATCAAAACATATAAGGAAAACTTCAATAGTTTTGCGAATAATTGGAGGTTCTGTATGAGGAAAAAGATTAAAAATGTTGGAACCAGAGTATTAAAAGAATTAAGGAGACAAGCGATTCCATATTGGCGGGAAAAGTATGGGAATGAATTAAAATACCTAATTACCTTTGTTGCAGGTGGTAATAATGGTGCTGTCTATAAGGCAGATAATTGGAAAATGATTGGCGAAACTGCAGGTCTACCTAAACATAAAGCAGTATCTATGAAATGGCATAGTAAAGAAGAGTTGAAATCTTTGTATGTTAAACCAACAGGTGAGAATAAGAAGTTAATTTTTATTAAGAAGATATGTACGAACTAAAAGATTATTTAAATGCAATTAATATAACCAAGAAACGGTTAATGGATTCAGATGACCTTACTTGGGAAAAGAAATATCCATCATTTATTATTAACAGGTGTCTATCTTCTTTTTATGATACCATAATGCATTCCAATGAAATGAACGGTTACCATTTTCTCCCAAAGAAAATGCAATTTGACTATTTTATAAATAGTATAAGAGAGAGAAGGCGATTTGGTGGTAGATGGCTTACACAAAAGAAAGTCAAAGACCTTGAATTAGTAAAAGAGTATTATGATTATAGTAATTCAAAAGCAAAAGAGGCTTTAAGCATACTAACAAATGACCAACTTGAAAATATTAAATTGAACCTTGAAAAAGGTGGGAGAAAAAGAAAATGAATGAAGAGATTATAAAGTGGTCGGTTAGTGATATGCTGGAAGTATCAATAAAACAACCTGACGATTTTTTAAAAGTTAGAGAAACCTTGACACGAATCGGTGTCGCTTCCAGAAAAGACAAAACGTTATTTCAATCTTGCCATATATTACACAAGCAAGGTAAATATTACATTACGCATTTCAAAGAACTATTTGCTTTAGACGGTAAAAAATCAACACTAACAGAAAACGATATACAGCGTAGAAATACCATTGCTGTTCTATTACAGGACTGGAGTTTGATTGAAATTAATGATAAGACAAAGGCGGAGAATAAAGCACCGTTAAGTCAAATTAAAGTTTTACCATTTAAAGAAAAAAAAGAGTGGACATTAGCAACTAAATATAATATCGGTAAGAAAAATGTCACCGAGGAAGTTAAAAAAGAAGATGAGTAATGCAAGTACCAAAATTCAAAGAATACATAACAGAAGCTAAAGTAAGAAAACCTTTTAGATTAATCATTATTTCAGATGAACCTGAAGATGATTTAAATTTTCATACGGCAAAAAACCTTATGAAAGAGGCGCTTAAGTTAGGACATAAAGCATACATCTTTAGAAATACTGGTGGTTATGTAACCAAAGAAGAAGATGAAGAGTTATATTTCCATAACAAAGAAGATAAAAAAGGTTTTAGAGTTTCATCTAAAGATACGGTAGCAATTGTACGAGGTTCAGTTGTTCGTAGAGATAGTTGGATGGACTTGGTTTCAAGATTAGAAAAGCATATGGTTTGTGTTGTTAATAGCAGACAGGCTATAAGTATATGTGCTGACAAATATAGAACTTCTTTAAGATTATCTGATTATGGTATTAAACAACCTAAATCAGTATTGGTTACCGATCCAGAAAATTCAATGGAAGCATTTGAACAATTAGAGGAAAAGTTTCCTGTTATTTTAAAAACATTAAGAGGTTCAAAAGGTGTTGGTGTATTGTTTATTGAATCAGAAAGAGCATTAGATTCGATTGTACAATTACTTAATAAACAAGATGAAGACTCTGATATTTTATTACAACAATATGTTAAAACGGATTGGGACGCTAGAGTTTTGGTATTAAATGGTCAAGTATTAGCTTCAATGAAAAGAGAAGTTATACCAGGAGATTTTAGAAGTAATGTATCTCAAGGTGCAGGAGTTTCAAAATTAGAATTAACGGAAGTGGAAGTTGAAGAAAGTTTAAAGGCTGCAAAAGCAGTAGATGGATTATTTGTTGCAGTAGATTTTATACCTGCTAAGAATAGAGAAAAAGAACCACCATATATTATTGAAGTTAACTCTTCTGCTGGTACGCAAGGTATTGAAGAGGCAACAGGAAGAAATTTAAGTAAAGAAATAGTACAACACTTTGAAGATAGAGAAAATTGGAAAAGAGTACCTGCTGAGTGTGGGTATAAAGAAGTGGTACATATACACCCATTTGGACGAATTGTTGGAAAATTTGATACAGGTAATTCAGGTAACTCCGTTATACACGCTGAGAAAATGAAAGTTAGTGGTAAGAAAATTACTTGGACACTAGAAGGCAAATCAATTACAAACGATATAATAAGAAAAGAAACAATTAATGTAGGTGGTTTAAGAGATTATAAAGAAGATAGATATGTAATCGAACTTGATGTAGAATTTGCAGGTGGATTATATAAAGATGTTGAATTTACTTTAGATGATAGAGAAGAAAAATCTAAAATATTATTTGATAGAGAAACAATGAATAGATTTAATGTAATGGTTAATCCTAACCGTAAGTATATAATAACAACAAAGTATAGTTTGAAGGACGAGGATTGACATTAGATTAAAGTAATGATATAATGAGGAGATTATGGAAATAAAAATATTAAGATTATCTACTGGCGAAGATGTAATAGGCCAAATACAAA